ATTTTCCAAAGGCAACTCCTGCAGTTTCCTCATTATCCATTGCATCTACTGAGAATTTTCTTCCTCTGTCGTAGTTGAATTGGACGGTCTCGTTAGTTAATGTAACGTCTCCGTTAACATATCCTGAGTTTCTTGAATAATCTCCTAATCCATCAAGTGACATTTTAGGGATTACAATTTCATTTGCATTTGCACCTGCTCTAACAAGTGTTGAATCCATATCAAGGTCATTTGTTAATGCAGATTGTTTGTAAACTTCATCTAGTTTGTCAATATACTTTTTAAAAAGTGTGATTGCGTTTCCCATTGTTTTTTCTCCTTTCATCATTTGTTAGTTGTTTGATTAGTCTAATCCCATAATCTTTCTAACCATTGCATCATCGTCTGTTTTTCCATTGTGGTCTCCACCTGTACTAACACTAACTTTTTGCTCATTTAAGAAAGTGTCGGGGTCGTTTTCTTCATATGATTTCTTAAAGTCATCAAATCCAACTAACTTATTGTTGTCGAACTCTAAGTGCTTATTCTTTAAATCTTCAATGAAAGACTTTTTAGCTGATTTGCTAGTAAATTTGATATCTTTCACATAGTCATTAATTTTATAGTTGTATTCTTGCTCAGCTATTTTGTCATTTAATGCCTTTGTGTCTGTATCGTATTTTGTTTGTAAATCGTTTAATTTTTGTGTCAATTCATCGGGATTAATTTTTGATAATTCCTGCACCTTTGTGTTCATTTCTTTGAGTTGTTTTTGCAAGTCTTTATTTGTTTCGTTTAAGTTGTCAAATTTTGCTTTTGGGATGTAATTTCCATCGCTTGATAAAAAATATTCCTTGCCTTCAAAATTTTTCTTTTGCTCATCTGTCAAAGTTCCAAATAATTCTTTGCCTAAAATTTCCTCTAAATTCATAAAAATACCTCCTGTTAGCTTTTTTAACGTGTCTTGCCTCCACGCCCGCATTAATTATTTTTATTACCTACATAATAACATAATAAAAAAAGTTTGCAATAGTTTCTATTTATTATAATATGGCGTCCAAGTTCTAAGATAATCTTGCTCCAATCCGTTTTGTTGGTTATATATTCTAAGTTTTGACTGCGCCATTCTTAATTTGCTTCGATTTTCTTTGGTGTTTCCTTCTGTTACAATTGTTCTTTTAAGTTGTCGCACATTTCTTTCAAGATATCTAGCTTTTTGTTGTATATTATAATTCTGCACGGCTTTTGCATAAGATATATGCTCATCGTCATATATTACGCCGTGGTTTTGATTCTCAAATTCCGGTTGCCAATCGTAGTTGACGATATGATAGCAATTGTATTCCTCTGTAAGGTATTCGTATTGTTGAAATTGTTTAATGCTCATAGTAACTGCATCAATAACGTGATGAGTTGGACGGCATTTGCTACTATGCCCAATAACAACACAATTTGCACCAATAACATCTCCAACATCTTTGGCTATACTTTGGGCGGTTTGATGAATTGACGTCATAAGGTTTCTTCTAACGGCAACTTCAAGCTTTTCGTTTCTGCCGTCCTTTGTTTTAAGGGTAACGCCTTTTTGCGCTAAGTCTGTGGTTGCTCTTCTCATTGCTAAGCTATAATCATAAGCACCCGTGATAACTTCCTTGTATAAGTTGTCAACGGCGCTTATAAATTGATTCTCGCTTGCATATGCAATGCTTTTTGTAAGGTTTTTAAGTTCCCCATTTGTACGTTGAATTACTTTGTTTAATAATTGTATATCTTCTGCACTTAGTTCATAGTCAAGCCCTTTAAGTTTGTATACGTCTGTATAGCCTTCAAGTGCCTTTTCTCCAATTTCATCAAATAGCTTCTTGATTTCCTTTTTTCTCTTAGCGGTTAACCCGTTTGTTTTATCAAGTGTTTTGTAAAATATTTCTTTTCCATATTGTAATTGCAGGGTACGGATTTGACTTCTTGTATATGATGAAACATCACCAAGTGATTTCAGCTTTTTAATTATAGTTTTTGAAAGCTCCATATTTAATTTTTCGTACATTCCAACAACTTGATTGTTGCTAAAATTTTCCATATCCTCAGGTGTAAACATCTAAACCACCTCTATTCGTTGTTTTCCTCTTGTCTATCTTCAATCATTCTTCTAGCGGTTTCTTCATCTTCCCCAAAGAATTTTTGGCGATACTCCCAAGCTTGTCTTAATCCACTTGCTATTTCTCGCATATATTGGTCTTTAATTTCCTCATCTGTAACAAGTAAACCATCTTTGTTAACTACTTTAACTTCGCAGTCCTCTGTAACATTTGCTTTGTATACGATACGTCCAAGTAATAATATGGCTTTAACTAATTTTTCAACAAAGTTATCTAAGTTGTCTCTATATTTTTGTGCGTTCTTCATTAAATCTTGTCTGTCCCCTGAGTATTGTGTAGCAGTAACCACTACCCCGCCATTAAATTCGTAATATTTTGTTCCAAGTCCGCATTTGAATCCAAGTAAGTTAAGTGCATATTGTATACCTTTTTGGTTTTCATCTGCCCTTAATGATGGATTGTATTCATGTATCAATTCTTTATCCTGTGTTCCGCTTGTTTCATCTCCAATTTGCATAAATTGTTGTTTAGTGATATCGTCCGGATATACTGGATAATCTTCAATTGTTTCTGTTCCATCTGCATTTTTAATTTTTCTTTGTTTGTACTTGATAAGCTTTTTATTATATATAAGTTTCTTTCCGCCTAAGTAATAATCCATTACAAAGTTGTTGTATGCAATATCAACGCCTTCTAGTTGAGGGATAGCGTTTGCATATACTGATACACCAAGTCCAAGATTATTTTCGATTGTATTAAGTTTTGGAGGCTCAAGAATACCAAATAAAGGCACGTTGCTATGCGTGTTATACTCTTCAAGTACTCCCTCCATTGCAACTTCTTTTCCTGTCTTAGCATTAATATATTTGTTTCTTATTCTGTACCCTTCCTCTGTCAATTCGTGAATCTCAATATATATAATCTTGTTTTCGCCTTCTGTAATTTCACTTGTAAAGGCACAATCAACAATCTCTCCGTGTTCAACTCTAAGCGGGATTACTTTGTCGGCTGATACTTTAACCAAGTCGTATTCTGTCTTATCATCTGCTACCATAACGCCGTTTTCAACATTGACTTTTTTAAGTCTTATAACACCTGCGCACGTACCAGACCAAGAAGCCATTTCAATACATTCTTTCAATTCGTTTCTAAGGTTTAATTCCTTGATTTTCTCTTCAATAAATTTGTCGTTTTGGCTTTTATCTGTTGTAATTTCATCTTTCTCAGTAAAGATAATTGATGCCCAATCCTCGCATAATTGTTTTGCCATTCCTAGTGTGTACATTTCCCTATCTGTTCCAAAGGCATCTTTGTATTTGTGAAATTTCTCCACAAAGTTATCATACCAAGCCTTCCAACTTTCTGTAATAATATCGTACATTTCTGTTGTTGGTATTTTGTACCCTTGTTTTCTTAGGTAATCAATTGCCATATCGTTCATTTGTTTTCCTCCTTTTTAAATTCTAACTAATTGTTTGTTCCACTCTTCAATTGAATAGTCGAACGCGTCCAAGATATCAATATCACTTGTTCCATCGTCAAGCCATCTATCGTCTTCCGCTTCTTCATCCTGCGTTGCTTCTTGTAATCCTTTGATTATTTCGGTTGTTTCATTTGCTATAAAATGAATTCTATCTTGCATAAGTAAAACGCCAAATAAATGGATTCTGTCGTTAATCTGTATTTTAATTGACGGCTCAACGGGAATATGTAAGTTGATATCAATAAGTGCTTGTTGTAAGAAGTTAATAATTGTCGGCTCAGCGCTATCGACTTTCACTTTGGTTATTCTTCCGTATTTACTTATAATATACTTAACGTGTTTTATGAATCCTTGTTTTAACTGCATAAGTTTTGTGCCTATTCCTGAGATATCTCCGCCCACGTCATCTTGATTTGAGCAATCAACCTCATCGCTTCGCAGTACAACGACTTTGCTAAATGCCTTTGACATTTGAGTTGTACAAAATGCGTGTTTGCTTCCATTCTTTCCAATATCAACACCGCATACAATGTAACAATCAACCATCGGCGTATTGGTTAAGAATCTTGTTTCATCATTTGCAATAAGTGGGAATAGGATTCCTGTATTTGCTATTCTATAGCCAAGTATATCTCTTTTGTACCATATACTATTTTTGTCATAAGTTGCTAGAGTCTTTTTAAGCTTTTCATCGCTTATGCTCATATTGTCGTATATATTAAAATGCTCGTAGTTATAGCCGTAGTTTATATCAATTGCTTGTTGCTTTTCGTGGAAGGCTAATATTTCAGTATAGTACCAGTGAGCCGGTGGTTTAGGGTTTAAGTCGTGGAATATCTTTCTATCGCTACTTGATAATGTTCTATCCATTACTTCCTTTAGAAACTTTGGATGACATTCGTTAGCCTCTGTTATATAAGCCATTCCGTAAGTATTACCCTTTATGTACTTTTCGTCTCCGTCTTTAGCTCCGCCCTGCAATTAGTAGTATCTTTTCTTTACCATCTGCACAATGTACGTATAAACAATCTTTGTTTTTGTATTTACCCTCTCTGCATCTGCCTTCAAAATAATTGAGTATTCCGTATCCGTCACAATCAACAATATTAAGTTTAACGGAAGACAAAGAAACTCCGCCAAGTAGAAACAATTTGTCGGGATGATTTTCAAGGCATATACAAAAAGCAAGAGCGTTTAATACGTTCTTGCCTCCTCTTTTTCCACCTTCAGCAACGTTAAACCAACTTGCTTGACATTTATGTATATATTCACTTTGTTTAATATTTAATGGTGCTAATTCATTCATATGTTTCCCTTCGCATAAAAACAATTTTGCCGGTTTTAACCAGTTTTTTTGATTAATTTTATCGGTTTTGACCGGATTAAAAACGATTTTTATGTTTTTAATCTTTTTCTTCTTTTCCCTTGATTGTTTCTTCTGTACGATTTACAACAGGGTTATTGATAAGCTTAGCGATGTTTTGTATTCCTTTGTTTATATCATCTGCATTGATAACTACTGGATTCAGTTCTCCTAATACTTCAAGCATTGTTTTATAATTCTGTGCATTACCTTTAACTGCTCCATTAATTAATCCAAGCGTTGACAATTCCCTGTATGTTTTACCGGTCTTTTTATATTCTTCATCAAGTAGTTTTTCAAGCATTGCTTTCATAGTGGCTTTTTCTTTTCTAGCTTTGCCACTAGCTATGCCACCTTTTCTACCTATTTCTCGTGCTTCTTCCGTTGTTGGAGTTCTAAGGTTTTGTTCGTTTGCCATTCAAATCACCTACTTTTTAATATATTGTATAAATTTAATTCTTTTTGTAGTTTATGCAGGCATTTTATATATTGTAGTTTCTTCTTGCCTCTTGAATTACTAATATGTTGTTTAATCTCTTTTATTTTATTCATATGTTCTTCTATTGACATATAAACTCCTTAATTTAATTTTATAGCTTTTTCTCCTGTAAAGTTTTCCCATCTTTGTATTATTACATCAATATAATGTGGGTCTAGTTCCATCATATAACATTTTCTATTTAATTGTTCACAAGCAATAAGTGTTGAACCGCTACCACCAAATAAATCTAATATGTTTTCTTTTCCATATAATTTAATATATTTAGCACATAATTCGACTGGTTTACTATAACTTAATTTATTATCTGTGTCTTTTTTACCTATATAACATTTTGAATACAATTCTTTTTCTAGTCCTTTATTAGGGTCTTGATTTCCTATTATTGCAATATATTCACAATCTGTCATCATATGTCCTTTATAATTAGGAACTGTACACAATTTTTTATAAAAGCATAAATCATAAGCTTTATTATTTTCTTCTGCTAATTCTATATATTTTTTTATTAATGGTTTGTTATGGCAATATATATTTGTATCACTAAACAAAATTAATTCTAATGGATTAAATGTATCAACTCCATTTTCTCTTATTTGTTTCATTGAATTTGCATTTTTAAGTATTCCTCCACCTTTTGTTCCTAATTCATAAGGTGGGTCTGTAAAAGTTAATTCGCAATGCACTCCATTTAATAACTTTTCTACATTATCTTTATTTAATGCACTTCCACACATTAATCTATGATTTCCTAATTGGTATATATCACCTAATTTTGCTTTTGGTTCTTCTGGTACTTCTGGAACTTCATCTTCTATTATTTCTTTTTCTTCTTCATCTTCTAAATCTAAATCAAAGCCAAAGTCTGACATATCTATATTTAATATATCATCTAGCTCTGTGTCTAATAAATCAATATCCCATTCTGCTATTTCAGCAACCTTATTATCTGCTAATCTAAATGCTTTTATTTGTTCATCTGTTAAATCATCTGCATATATGCAAGGTATTTCATTTATACCTAATCTTTTAGCTGATTCAATTCTTGTATGTCCTGCTACTATTACGTTGTTTTTATCAAGAATAACTGGATTTTTAAATCCAAATTGCTTTATGCTTTCCATAACATATGGAATAGCATCTTCGTTTTTTCTTGGGTTCTTTTCATAGGGTTTTATATCGTTTATATCAATATATTCTATTTTTAACTGACTCATTGTATTTCCTCTTATAATTTTATATCATCAAGTTTATCAATTTTCTTTGTTGGAATATCTGTAGGTTGTTTCTTATCTTCAACAATTTCGCCTTTGCTTACTTTTTCCTTAGCAAACAATTCTTCATATCTAGCTCTGTCTTCTATAACCTCTTCTCCAACTTCAACAAGTGCGCCACCTCTTTTTATATCGTTATATGATTTAATGCAAACGCCTTTAAGTTTATAGTCTTTCATATTGTTTCTCCTTTCGTGTAATAATCGTTATATTCACTATATAACAAGCTCATTCGTACCATTGCAAAAGTTTATATACAAAATAAGGTAGCCGTTAACACCACAAAAAACGCTTTTGAGCTTGCTATATACTAAATATACAAGTAACTAGGATTGGTTTAATGCATCAAGAAAATATACAAAAGATTAGATTCAGGAGTCACGAATCAATCAAACAAATTTGTAATATATAAAACGTATCAGTTACTTATACACAGGAATAAAGAAAAGGTTGCCTAGTACTTTTTCTTTGATTGTATTTTATCATATAAACTATTTATTTTCAATTTCTTTTATGCATTTTGCTTCTGCGTTGATATCAACAACAATGCCCTCGCAGTCTTTGTTGTTTTTGCAGTTTTTACAATTTTTTTCTTTAAATTCATTTAATAATTCTTTAAGTTTCATAATTACCATCCCTTCTTCTGTTTGTATAGTTCAGTAATTCGCATTATAGATTCGCTACTAAGTGCGATATATTCGCATAGTTCCTCATATGAAAAGCATCCATCTTCTTGTTCGTCGTGTCCGTTTTCGTAAAGCCAAACGTGAGCAAGTTCGTGTTTAAGTGTAGTTAGCATTTGTTCCTTGCTTCCTTTTTCGATGAATACAAGTCTTTCATCATAAAGTACTTCGCCTGTATATGTACTTTTACCGCCTATTTTGTCTACGTCGTAAATAGTGTATATTTTTTCGTGTATAGTAAATCTAATAATCTTCTCCATAAAACCTCCTAAAAATTGATTCTGTGAGCTTTGTAATGGGGTTTTTCGTCCGGCTCTTGTACCATTCCCAGTTCAAAGTTTGTAAAAGTTTCCTTGTTTTTGTATTTTTCATTTTCGTATAAGTAAAGTGAGTCATTGCATTTTTTA